ACTAAAGAATGCTTACACAATGCTTTGGGACATGCCAAGCAACGAGGGTTACATCAATGTTGTAGCCATGATGCAGAAATATTTTGATCAAGCCATATCAGGCAACTGGAGTTATAATCCCACACACTTTGAGAACAACGAAGTTCCAATCTCAGTGATGGCACAGGACATGCTGACAGCATATAAACTTGGTTGGAAAACAAGTTACTATCAAAACACTTACGACTTCAAAGGTGAGGAAGAAGATGTTCAACCAGCAGGCATAGATGTAGAACCTGCACAACTGAATAACGAAGCAAAAGTTGAAGAACAATTAGCAGAGTTAGAAGATGATGAAACGTGTGATGCGTGTGCAATATAAATACGAGTATGTCAAAAACAGTATTCAATAAACAAAAAGTAGATTATTTGAAACAACCCATGTTCTTTGGTGCGGACTGTGGCATACAGAGGTATGACGATTTCAGATATCCACAATTTGATAAACTTAATCAGACCATGATTGGATATTTTTGGAGACCAGAAGAAGTTTCGTTACAAAAAGACAGAGCAGATTACCAATCATTCAGACCAGAACAGAAACACATATTCACATCAAATTTAAAATATCAAACACTGTTGGATTCAGTGCAAGGTAGAGGACCAAGTCTTATGTTCTTGCCATATGTTTCTAATCCAGAACTGGAAGGATGTATTGTTACTTGGGATTTCTTTGAAACAATACACTCAAGATCATACACACACATCATGAAGAACATTTATTCAGATCCTGCAGAAGTGTTTGACACCATACTGGATGATAAAGAAATATTAAAGAGAGCAGAATCAGTAACAAAAGAGTACGACAAGTTTGGCAAGATGGCATTAGACTATCAAGTGGGCAAAAAAGTGGACACACTTGATTTAAAGCGACAATTATATTATGCAATGAACACTGTGAACTTGTTGGAAGGATTAAGATTTTATATATCATTTGCTTGTACATTCGCATTTGGCGAGCTTAAACTGATGGAAGGATCAGCAAAGATACTTTCATTGATTGCTAGAGACGAAGCAACACATTTAAACTTGTCTACCAATGTTATCAAAGCATGGCAAAAAGGAGATGATCCTGAAATGACCAAAGCAATGAAAGGCACAGAGAAGACTGTGATACAAATGTTCAAAGACTGTGTGGAAGAAGAAAAAGCATGGGCAAAACATTTGTTCAAAGATGGATCAATTATAGGTCTTAATGAAAAATTACTAGGTCAATATGTCGAATGGATTGCTAACAAAAGATTGAGAGCATTAGGGTACGATGCTGTTTACGATGTATCAGCATCTCAAAATCCATTACCTTGGACACAGCATTGGCTGTCGAGCAGAGGCATGCAGGTGGCTCCCCAACAAACTCAAGTTCAATCTTACATAGTTGGTGGCATCAAGCAAGACGTGAAAAAAGGCCAGTTCAGTAAGTTCAAACTTTAATAGGTTTCAACTTCAGTCTGATAAATAGATGTATGGGTTACATCTATAAAATAACAAACACAGTCAACAATAAATCTTATATCGGTTATACAACCAATCCACGAGCACGATGGGAAGGACACAGACACAACCAAGGTAGTGCTTTAGTATTTCAAGCAATCAAAAAATATGGACTAGATAAGATTGAGTTTAAAGTGATCGCAGAAGACACAGTGGACAACGAACAGCGGTACATAGAGAAACATAACACTATGGCACCGAACGGATACAACCTCACAGAGGGAGGTAGCCTACCACCAAATCACAAGGGCAAGACCTACAAAGAGATATACGGTGCTGACTGGAAACAACAAGTACAAAAAAGAAGATTAAAACAAATAGCAAGAGGAGGGCACGGACCCATGGCTCATACCGAAGAAACAAAAAAGAAAATTAGCAAAGCGACCAAGGGAAAAAACAACCCCATGTATGGAAAAACACAATCATCCCATACAAGGAAATTAATTAGTGAAAGCAAGAAAGGTAAAGGAGTTGGTGACAGAAATCCAAATGCAAAACAATGGGTTTTGATTTCCCCCGAAGGTAAAAAATATCATATTGAAGGGACATTGAAAGAAAAATGCTTGGATTTGGGATTAAGTTATGCTACAATACACGCAAGTCATTTATATAACCGACCAATGAGATCAGGATGGCAAGTATACACCAAATAACAGACGCAATTTTACCTTCTATTGACAGCACACAATTGGAAAGCATTCAGGATAAATTAGGATGTACGAATTCAATAGAAATAGATATAACCCCCAAGCCACACGCTGTAGAAAACGAATGCCATACCAATGTGCTTCGTCAAGTCAGATGGTATGGAGGAGAAAAAATTGAAGGTTATTACGTGGCAATCAGCCAAAAAGAAAACAAATGGGTAGCAATCAAACACAGCATCTGGAGAAGAGATGACGATTTGATCGATGTGACCCCAACTTCAGACGACAGGACAAAAAACGTTTTCATATGGGGTAATAAAGAGTTGTCATCTGCTGTTTACTTTGATGGGAATAAAATAGTACACCAGCAAATTTAAGTTATAATACCAGCGGTTTTTACAATCCATAAATACTGGCATGCCAGCGATATCAAGACATAAGGATCTAGCCGCCACGGGACACACATGCACCTTCGTCGCACCGGTGATATCAGACAAACGCAAAGGAGTCCACGTGGGCAGTAAGAACGGCAATGCCAAACAGTTCCTGTTGATCTCACCAAAAGGTGTCAAGCACACTGCTGATGGTAACCTCAAACAACTGTGTGCATCATTGAATCTAAGCCATGCTACAATACGTGCAAGTTATGAACTCAACAGACCCATGCGTTCAGGTTGGCAAGTTAAACGGTTAAATGCCAAATAAATATTAGCATGACAGAAAACACAGTAGACTTCAACACAATGAATGGTATGGAAGTTCTAACATATTTGTTAACTTCTCCAGAAGAAAGATTCATCTGGGTGTTGATAGGTATGGGAGTAATAATTTGGTTGTTGAGTCTGTACATGGACAAAGACAGTCAACCCGTCGACTGTAAACCACCAGAACATCATCTATAAACATTGACTTTATCCTCAAAAGAAGTTACAATTAGGTATGCCCAAATATAATTTACTCTGTTCTAGAGATCATAAATTCGAAGGATGGTTTGCATCAGAGAAATCGTATCTGGATCAAAAAACTAAAAAACTGATTGCTTGTCCAATATGTGATAACACAGGTGTACGAAGAGCAGTAATGGCTCCAAATGTAAATTTGAAATCAAAAAAGATCAAAAGTAAAAAAAGTAACACAGCATTTTACAACAGTCGATCAACTCTGCAACATCTTAAGACATGGGTAGAAAAGAACTGTGTGGATGTTGGAGATGATTTTGCCAAAGAGGCTCGGAAAGCAATGGCAGGAGAACGTGATGACCATATATACGGTACAGCATCAGATAAAGAAATAACAGACCTTCACAAAGAAGGTATAGGAGCAATAAGGATACCAAATGTCAAAGATAACTAAAGCGATTGTATGGAGCAACGTAGGTTGTTCATACTGTGAACAAGCAAAAAACCTATTAAAATCAAAAAATATAGAGTTTGAGGAAAGAAACATAGCACACGGAACGTGGACAGTGCAACAGTTACAAGAAGCAGTTCCAGGAGCAAGAACAGTGCCTCAAATATTTGTTGATGAAAAACACGTTGGTGGATTTCAAGAATTAAAAACACTGATTGATCAACAAGGAGGTGATGATGCCTAGTCTACAACAAGGAGATATTATCACAATCAAACTGATGAGTGGTGAAGAAGTGTTAGCCAAATTGATTGAAATTACACAAGATTCAATTAAAATATCAAAACCAAGAGCAGTGGTTAATATTCCCAACAAAGGAATAGGTCTTGGACCATTTGTGTTCACTGTGCCTCAAAATGCTGATGTAGAGATATACAAAAATAATATTGTGTGTTTCACAGAAACAGAAGATGGTATGGCACGTCAGTACAGAGAAGGTACATCAGGATTAACATTACCTAAATAATGAATAAAATTATAGCAATAGATTGTGATGGAGTGCTACTCAATTGGGAGCAATCATTCGACGAATGGATGGAATTTCAAGGCTTTCCTAAACATGCCAGTGATCATTATGAAGTGAATATGAACTATCACATGAACAAAGGTCAATGTGAAGTGCTGGTAAAGATATTCAATGAAAGTGCATGGATGAAGTCATTAAAACCTATGGAAGGTGCTGTTGAAAATGTTAAAAAAATAGCAGAACTAGGATATAAGTTTTATGTGATCACCAGTCAAACATTGGATAAGAAAGCCAATCTGTTGAGAGAAGAGAATCTTAAGCAAGTGTTTGGTGATGTGTTCGAACATATTGAATGTTTAGACACAGGAGCAGACAAACACGAAGCTCTATCTAAAATACCGGAAGGCACATTTTGGATAGAAGATAAACCTGCTAATGCACAGTTGGGTTATGATATGGGTTTGGTAGCATTGCTACTTGACCTTCCTCACAATACAATGTATAATGAGGATAAGGATTCGGTTCAACGAGTAAAAAGTTGGGCTGAAATTTATAACGTTATAAAGGAGAAAAATCATGGCGACTCATGAAGAAATAAAAGAAGCATACGAAACGTACATTGCTGAATCTGAAGCATTCGAAACAAAGGGTGTTAAAGCGGCGGCGGCTAGAGCGAGAAAAGCTCTTGGTACTTTAGGTAAAGCGACCAAAACAAGAAGAAAAGAAATACAAGAGAAAAAAAACTCATTGTAATCTTATTGATGTTGCGGGTGTAAAAATCCGCAACACAACACACAAATTTCCAAAAAAATAATAAATACAACACAAGAAAACAAGAAACAAAGTAATATGGCAACAGGTAAAATTAAATGGTTCAATTCAGCAAAAGGATTTG